AACATAAATATTTCTAAGTATAGTAATACTGGAACTAATTCACAAATAATCAAATAATAAATATGGCAGAGTCTGGCATGAAAAGTTATTTCCCAAGTCAAACCGTAAGTGATGCTGAAAAGTTGAGCTATGATTACGGTTTAAAAGTGGGTAAAGCAATAGAGCAAGAATGGTTTAATGAAGATCGAAACATGAATAGATATAGATCTAATCATAGTGATTTTCATAATTTAAGACTATATGCTAGAGGAGAACAATCTATACAAAAATATAAGGATGAGTTATCTATAAATGGTGATTTGTCCTATTTAAATTTAGACTGGAAACCAATTCCAATTATTTCAAAGTTTGTAGATATAGTTGTAAATGGTATAGCTGAAAGAACTTATGATATAAAAGCTTTTTCCCAAGACCCTAGCGGTGTGGAAAAAAGAACTGCTTATATGCAAAACATATTAAACGATATGGAAAACGAATCGTTTAATGAGTTTACACAAGAGGCTTTTGGTGTTAATACTAGAAGTAGTGATGAAGAAAATCTACCAGCATCAACAGAAGAACTTCAAATTCATATGCAGTTAGAGTACAAACAAGCTGTAGAAATGGCAGAAGAACAAGCTTTAAATGTTTTATTTGAAGGTAGTAATTATGAGTTAATAAAGAAAAGATTTTATTATGATTTAACTGTTTTAGGTATAGGTGCTGTTAAAACATCATTTAATACTTCTGAAGGCGTTAAAGTAGACTACGTTGACCCTGCTAATTTAGTATACTCTTATACTGACTCGCCTTACTTTGAAGATATATACTACGTTGGAGAAGTTAAAACTATTCCAGTTAATGAGTTAGCAAAAGAGTTTCCACATTTAACAGAAAGTGATCTTGAAGATATAATGAAAAATAAATCTTATAATAGATCCAACTATAGCTCTAGGCATAATTACGATAAAGAAGATAATAATACTATTCAAGTTTTGTATTTTAATTACAAAACCTATATGAATGAAGTTTATAAAACAAAAGAAACAGCAACAGGTGGTGATAAAATTATACTTAAAGATGATACGTTTAACCCACCAGAAGGCATGGAAGGTGGGTTTGGTAGAATGCTAAGATCTATTGAGTGTCTTTATGATGGCGCTATGATTCTTGGTACAAGTAAATTGCTAAAATGGGAAATGGCAAAAAACATGATGCGTCCTAAAAGTGATTTTACAAAAGTTAAAATGAATTACGCTATAGTTGCACCTAGAATGTATAACGGTAAAATTGATTCATTAGTAAAACGTATTACTGGTTTTGCTGATATGATACAGCTTACCCACTTAAAGCTACAACAAGTAATGTCGCGAATGGTTCCAGATGGTGTTTATCTAGACGCTGATGGTTTAGCTGAAGTTGACCTAGGTAATGGTACAAACTATAACCCACAAGAAGCTTTAAACATGTTCTTCCAAACTGGTTCCGTAATAGGAAGAAGCTTTACGTCTGAAGGTGATATGAATCCTGGTAAAGTACCAATTCAAGAAATTACATCTGGTAGTGGTGGGAATAAAATGCAAGCACTTATAGGTAATTATAATTATTACCTACAAATGATTAGAGATGTAACTGGACTTAACGAAGCTAGAGATGGTAGTACACCAGATAAAAACGCGCTTGTTGGCGTGCAAAAAATTGCAGCAGCAAATTCAAATACAGCAACTAGACATATACTGCAAGCAGGTTTGTATCTTACCGCTGAAACGGCTGAATGTTTATCATTAAGAATATCAGATGTTATAGAATACTCTCCAACAAGAGACGCTTTTATACAGGCTATTGGCGTGCATAATGTTGCAACATTAGAAGAAATGTCAGAATTACACTTGTATGATTTTGGTATATTTATACACTTACAACCTGATGAAGAAGAAAAAGCTATATTAGAAAATAATATTCAAATGGCCTTGCAACAGCAAAGTATAGATTTAGAAGATGCAATTGATTTAAGAGAAATAAAAAATATAAAACTTGCTAATCAATTATTAAAAATACGTAGAAAAAAGAAGCAAGAACAAGATCGAGCTAAAGAATTAGAAAATATACAAGCACAAACAGAATCTAATACTCAATCAGCTCAAGCAGCTGCTCAAATAGAGCTTCAAAAAAATCAAGCATTAACAGAGTCTAAAGCTCAAATAATACAATTACAAGGGCAAGTTGATGCTCAAAAAATGCAACAAGAAGCCGAGCTTAAAAAACAATTAATGCAAATGGAGTTTCAAATGAACATGCAGTTAAAAAATGCAGAAACTAATAACTTACAGCAAAGAGAAAAACAAAAAGAAGATAGAAAAGACGAAAGAACAAAAATTCAAGCAACTCAACAAAGCGAAATGATTGAGCAAAGAAAGACTGGCAAACCACCTAAAAACTTTGAGTCTGCAGGTAATGATATACTAGGCGGCGGATTTGATTTAGGTAGTTTTGAGCCTAGTTAAAATTTATTAATTATTATTATATTATATTATGGAAGAAAAAAAAGAAGAAGTAGTTGAAGAAACTACTCAAGAAACAACTGAACAAGTTGATGAAAGTAAGTTTGAATCTGCTGGTGACGATAGTGTTATAAAAGTAGATCTAAGTAAACCACCAACACCAAAAGAAGAAAAAAATGAAACTAAAGAAGATAACGTTGACGACAGCGGAGTGGTTGCAGAGTCTAAAGATGCCAACACCTCACAAGAACAAGAAGAAGTACAACCGGAAACTGAAACACAAGAAGCTCCAGTATTAGAAGAAATTACTGAAGATTCTACTGAAGAAGAAGTTGCCGAAGTGGAAGAGCAAATCGAAGAAGCTGTTGCTGAAGCTGAAGCCACTGGAAAACCAATACCAGAAAATATTCAAAAGTTAATGGACTTTATGGAAGAAACTGGTGGTGATTTAAATGACTATGTTAAACTTAATCAAGATTACTCTAAATTAGACAATCAAGATTTATTATACGAATACTATAAGCAAACAAAGCCTCATTTAAATAATGAAGAAATTAACTTCCTTATGGAAGATCAATTCTCTTATGACGAAGAATCAGATGATGAGAGAGAAATAAAAAGAAAAAAATTAGCGTTAAAAGAGCAAGTTGCCAACGCTAAAAGCCACTTGGACGGGCAAAAGTCCAGATACTATGAAGATATTAAAGCTGGAAGCAAGCTCACTAATGAGCAGCAGAAAGCTATAGATTTCTTTAATAGATATAACAAGGAGTCAGAAGCAAACAAAAAAGCAGTTGAAAATAACGTTAATATTTTTACGCAAAAAACCGAGCAGGTTTTTAATGACAAGTTCAAAGGTTTTGAATATAATGTCGGAGATAAAAAATACCGTTTTAATGTAAACAATGCTAAAGAAGTTAAAGAAACCCAAAGTAATATAAACAATTTCACCAAAAAGTTTTTGGACAAGAATTCTGCTTTAAAAGATGCTCAGGGTTATCACAAATCTCTTTACACGGCAATGAATGCAGATGCTGTTGCAAAACACTTTTACGAACAAGGCAAGGCTGATGCTATGAAAGAAAGCGTTGCTAAAGCTAAAAACGTAGATATGAACCCAAGGCAAAGTCATGGGAAAATAGAAGCGGGTGGTATTAAAGTAAGAGTGTTAGGTGAGGATGCTAATGATTTTAAGTTTAAAATTAAAAATAGAAAATAAATATCAATTTAAAAATTAAAAAAAATGGCAATTACTGCAGGAAGTAATTTGAATAGCGTGCCTACTACACAAAAGCAAACGCTATCTACAAATTATTTAGATTTTACGGGCTCTACGGATGTAACGTGGGCTCAACAATATTTACCAGATCTTATGGAAAAAGAAGCTGAAGTGTTCGGTAAAAGAACAATTTCAGGTTTTCTTAATCAAGTAGGAGCTGAAGAGGCTATGACATCCGATCAGGTTGTTTGGTCTGAACAAGCAAGATTACATATTTCAGTAAAAGGTACGGTAGTAACAGCAGGTTCTACAAACGGTACTTTTGAAGTAACAGCGGATATAGATGGCAATACTACTGGTTTTACGTTAGCTGATCACGGTGTTAGAGCTAATGACTTAGTACTTATTGCAAGTGCTGGTATTACTACATTATGTTTAGCAACTGACGTTGATACTGCTACAATTCAAGTTGAACCTTATGACAAAGCTGACTTAACTGGTCATGCTACAGGTTCTGGAGCTTCAACGTT